TGTGGATGCGCTACCCTGGATCATTTTAAGCCTTTATTCAAAGTTGACTCAAAATGTCACAGTTGTCTAAAAAGACTTGTTTGATTCAGAAGCGGAAGTTGTGTGCCAACTTTCGCAACCAAACCAGGAGGGCGTTGATAGATGGACTCTATCAAGCTTGCAGTTTGCATTTCGAAAAGGGGAACCCGAAGCATTGTGCTTCTGGATGCCCGAGACAACGTCGTACGTTGTCTAGAAGTGTTATTCGTAAGTTTGTGAATATCCATCTGGGGAAGGAAAGGGATTGTAAAAAACTTCTTTCCAAGTTCAAATATCTTACGGGGTATTTGGATTCCCTTACCACGGGTGAAGGGGGTGTACATCCAGTGCATTCTTTAGTCCGTGGGATCAATGCGAATTTCCCAAATGGGGAGAGGGACGGAAATCCGACACAAGGTGGTCTTCATTGTAGGAAGCGCGCTTTGCTAGGTTTCGCAGGAACTCTTCTCTCAGCGAAAAAACGTTTGCCAAGATCTTGTCCGTGTCTTAAGGAGGGTGTTGAACATAAGACCATGGGGATTTTAACCCAGAAGGGACCTGAAGTATCTGATGAGTACCTTGATTGGTGCCGTCAAATTATGGATGGAATCTGCTCTCGTGCTTTGGAACGTCACGAGTGGTCGTACGACACTTATGTCCGTAGACATTTGCCAGGATGTGGGGCTTCAGCGACCCATAAGCGGTCGCAGGGGGGAAAAAGAGAGAATTTCTTTTGTTCGCGAGAGGAATTTCTCAAGCTTCCTTATGAAGGTCATGATGCATTGGATACAATGTTTGATGATCAGGGAAGGCTCCTGGTGCGCTACAGTCTGGTTGAGGATAAGGGAAAGGCCCGCGGAATAACTATGACGCATGTACCCGCTGAAACGCTTATGCCATTGCATCGTATGATTTATGATGTAATAAGTGGGGAGCCATGGTTACTTCGGGGGACGGCAACGAGGGAGAGGTTACAGGATTTCCGGACAGTGCCTGGCGAATTTTTCGTCTCCGGGGATTTTGAATCTGCAACAGATAATCTACCTATTGAGGTGCAAGAGACCCTGCTTGAAGTGATCTGTAAGCGGTTAATGATTCCAATATCAGTCGCCACTATTGCGACGGCCTCCCTCAGGTGTTCGATCGAGGACACTGAGGGTTCTTTACATCAACATGTACGCGGGCAACTTATGGGTTCTCCCTTAAGTTTCCCCTTTTTATGTCTCCA